TAGAAACTATGGTATACCGGTTCGAGTTGCACGCTTTCATAATATTTTCGGGACGCTAGGTACTTGGAATGGTGGAAGAGAAAAAGCACCTGCAGCTATTTGTAGAAAAGTTATTGAAGCAGAAAATGAAATAGAAATTTGGGGTGATGGAAAGCAGACTAGAAGTTTTTTATACGTTGAAGAGTGCGTGGAAGGTATTCGTAGATTAGTTGATTCTGATTTTACAGGACCAGTAAATATCGGATCAGATGAAATGGTTACAATTAATCAATTAGTAGATATTGCTTGTAAGGTAGAGGGTAAGGAGATTACTAAAAAACATATTGACGGTCCACTTGGCGTAGCTGGTAGAAATTCAGATAATAAACTTATTAAGGAGAGTATTGACTGGGCGCCAGATTATCCTTTAGCTAAAGGAATAGAGCAAACATATAAGTGGATTAAAGAGCAAATTAATTTAAAATAAAGATATGATTATTAAGCAAGGAGTTTACGACGGTAATTTTATTCATAGTAGGTTTGCATACGAGCAATTTCGTAAAGAAGTTTCACCGTATGGTAATATCGTAGCTTTTAGAGCTCCGATGTATGTAAAGGATGCTTTGATTGATCTTGAAGATACTCTTAGTAATGACTTTATTCAGAGTCAAGACTCTATTAATTTTTGTTGGGAGATCCCTGGTCTATGTCCTTTTGGAGCTGTATCATTTCAACGACTTTTGAATACTGCTATTGCTAATATTCTCTCTAGTTATATTGGTAAAGGTATTATGGTCGATGGGGATGACTTGATGGTTCAAGATGAGTTTATTGGTACTGATGATAAAGTAAGAAACTCTGGTAAGGTAAGTGTTTCTATTACCTACTCAAAAGAAAATGTGGCTCTTGGTCATACTGGAATTAATATTGTAGCAGGTAGTAAAGCTCCTCCTTTTGCTTATTCATCTAATCTAACTGACGCTCAAGCTGAAGAGTTTATGGTCAATGTAATTGATTACTTTAATGCTGAAGTCAGAGATCAATTTATCGCGACTACTAAGATTAGTGTATGAGGCTATGGAGGTTGTGGGCAAAAGCATTAGGTGAAAAGGCCGGTGCAAACGATGAAGCTGATGTAGTTGCTTTAATCAGAACACTAATTATAATACAAGCAATTATATGTAACCTTTTCATAGTTGCTAATATAATTAAAAATTGGTAATGAACTTCTTTCAACTACAAAATAAATTATTTTACTCTAAAAAAGATGATGCCGGGGTATTAGACTCTGAAGGTGAACAAGCTTTTGTTCCGTTCTTGTTTAATAGATGGCTTTCTTTTTATAATAAGGAACTTCCAGGCTTCGTTAATGAAACTTTAAATAAGTTTGGTAGTATCTTTGATGATAAGCAAGAAGCTTATAAGTTATATTATTATTTGATACCTCGACTTAAGTGGCAGCGTATTACTTATATTAAAAAGAAGAAAAAAGAGGAGGATGAGATTGAAGGTTTAAGTGCTATAGCTAAGAATAAAAATATCTCTAAAAGAGAATTACAGCAATACGTTGAATTAGAGAAAAATTTACGTAAATAGCTATATGGCAATGGCAAGTATTGATAATATAGCTCCTACAAGAAGCTTAATTGATCTAACACAAACAGATAAAGGTGATTTCGGCTTAGATGATTTTGATTTAGATTTTATCTTTGATGATATTTTATTAGTTGAATATGTAGATGAGAGTGATAACGGAGATGAAATATTGAGAAATGGTATTGTTGTTCCAACTAATGCTTTAACTAAAGCTTGGCGTAAAGGTAGAGTAGCACTTGCAGGACCTGATGCTAAACACGCTAAGGAAGGAGATATAGTTATATTCCCTAACAATATGGGTGTTTCTATTTCTAATATCACTATAAAGGGTGGTGTAAAAGTAGGTAAAGCTATTTTCTTAAACGAAGAAAGAATGTTTGGTATATGTAAACCAAAGGATGATAGTACAAAAAGCAACTCTTGATAGTTTACTTTCTAATAATGTATTAGAAATTAGGTTTCCTAGAAGAATAGCTAAATCAGGTTTAGCTGCCACAAGACGGATGCTATGTACCAACTCTTTAGATCTATTAAATTCAGTTAACGGCAGAATATCTTTAAATTATTTTGCACCTAAAGGTCCGCGTAAGCCTTATTTAGGACCGGATAATTTATCTGTAGCTTGGGATGTTATGATGCAAAATTATAGAAATATAAATTGTAATCAAGTAGATGTTATACAGGAAATACCTGCTGATGAAGATTTTTGGGTTTATTTTAATGAAAATATATACCCTTTATCTCAACAACAAAAATTTAATTTTATGAATTCATGAATATAAGCTTAGAAAAAGTATCTAATTTTTTAAAACCTTTCTTATTACAAGATATCGTTATAAGAACTAATAAAAAAGTATTAAAGAAAGGTAAGTTTAAGATCTTTCAGGTTAAGCAATATTACATTAATTTAACTTTGGAAATAAATGGAGCAAATAAAAATTACGAAATACCCTACCCATTTAAAATGGAATATGATGATGATAAAGGGATTTTAAATTATCATCTAAGCTCGTTTATCCCTTTGAATCAAATGACACGGGTAAAGTTTTTAGATAGTTCTTCGCAATCTAAGCTATATGATAATTTAGTATACATATTGCCTTCAGATGGAACTACTTTAAAATAAAGTGTGATAGGCGGTTTACTTCAAAGCTTCCCGGATGGCTATACTCCTAATTCGGCTCAAGTAAAGTTACTTAAGAATATTGATCAAGCTTTTGAAGATGGTCATAAGTTTGTTGTTTGTAATGCACCTACTGGTTCTGGTAAATCGTTTATATCTAAAACTATAGGTAACGTATCTAATCAACCTACTAAAGAGTTTAGAGAGTTAGTAACTAACTATTTAGCGTATAGAAGAACGCATGGTGGTGGCTATACGTATGAAGATGAATGTGAAGAAGAGAGGCCTTTTGGATGTACTGCGCTAACTATAACTAAAGCATTACAAGATCAATATAAAGAATTATTTGATGATGTTAAGGTGCTTAAAGGTAAGTCAAACTATCAATGTGAGGTTGATAACCGCTTTACTGTAGAGTTAGCTCCTTGCTTACATCTACCTAAAATTAAGGAAGAATGCTGGGCTCTTAATAAATGTCCTTATTACGAAGATAGAAATACTGCTTTAACATCAACGTTCAATACGTTAAACTATAATATGTTTTTCTCTTTACCAGATCACTTAAAGAAGAGAGAGTTTCTTATATGTGATGAGGCAGCTGAGCTAGAAGATCAGTTGGTTAAAGAGTTTTCTTGTAATATAAATTTTGAAAGTCTTACTAGGTTGGATGTTAATATTAGACCCTTTTACTCAAGAAATAGCTTACAAGTAGTAAAATGGATTAATGAGCTAATAATAGATCTTAATGATAGGATAGAGGACTTAAAAGAGGCTACTAATAATAAGGGTAAGGTTAATAAAAAATTTATTATTGAATCAAAGAGTAATTTAATCACTTTACGAAATCTTCATTCTAAATTATCTTTAATTTTAGAAACGTGGAATGAGAGTGAATATCTATTTGAAGCTGATAAAAAAGGCATAACGTTTATGCCTCTTAAAGTTGATAAGCTTTCTAATCACCTATTTAAATATGCTGATAAAGTAATCTTAATGTCTGCTACTATTATTGATCCTAATAACTTCTGTAAGAGCTTAGGTATCAAAAAATTTAAATATGTAGAAGCTGAATCATCTTTTGATGCTAAAAACGCGCCTATATATTGTAATACTAAAGTAAAGTTAAATTACCATAATTTAAAAAGAAGTTTACCTAAGGTAGTAAAACAGATAAAGGATATATGCGAATTTCATAAAGGTGATAAAGGTATTATACACACTCATAATAATACTATTACCTCTTTTTTAGCTAATACGTTATCTGATAGACGTTTTTTAATTAGGGAACCGGGTGTAAGGAATGAAGAAATATTAGAACAGCATTACGTTAATGATGATCCTACTGTATTAATATCTCCCTCTATGTCGCATGGAGTAGATTTGAGAGACGAACTAGCTAGATTTCAAATTATTGTTAAAGCGCCTTACCTTCCCACTAAAGATAAACGTATTGAAAAATTAATGAAAGGAGATTTTAATTGGTATATGAATAAAATGCTTTGCTCGTTAATCCAGTCTTGTGGAAGAGGTGTTAGATCTCATAAAGATCATTGTATAACGTATATCCTAGATGGTTCAATTGCGGAAAGTGTTGTTAATAACAGACATAAATTGCCTAAATATTTTATTGACAGGTTTTTGTAATAAATATATAAGACAGTATGAAGAATAGAGCATTTCATTTCGAAATTAAAAATTTACTAACTCAGTTTGTAGCTGCGTTTGATGATACGGTTATAAGTAGATTTGATAAAAATAGAAACGCCAAATCTAATATTGACGTAAGGTATGTATTTGCTCCAAAGCAAAGGGTAATGTATGATATAGTAAACAAAGCGCAAAATATAACGCTCCCTGTAGTTGCTATAAATCTTAATAGTATTTCTAGAGACGAGTCTCGTGTATTTAATAAGTTGACCGGAGGATTAGTACCTTCTACTCAAAGTGAACATGCTAAAAGCTCTTCTAAATTTTTAATGCCCGTACCGGTGAATTTAGAGGTTAGTATGTCTATACTTGCTAGATACATGCAAGACGTAGATCAAATAATTTCAAACTTCGTACCTTATAATAACCCTTATATTATTTTAACTTGGAAAGTACCAGAAGAATATGGTGCAAACTATGATCAAGAAATAAGAAGTGAGGTCTTATGGAGTGGTAGTTTAAATTACTCAACACCTACAGATACAAGTTATTCTGAAAAATTTAGAATTAGTGTAGATACTTCTTTTACTATTAAAGGTTGGCTATTTCCGGAAGAAAAAGATACTGCTGGTAATATCTATAAAGTTGACAATAATTTTATAGCTGTAGATTTACAAAATAGAATCTACTCTCCTTTGGATAAGCAGATTTCAAATAAGTCATATATAGAGCAGGGGTATGGTGCTCTTTCAGGTTATGATAGTACGGTACCTACCAATTATACAGAAACTATTACTGTTTCAGGTATACCTGAATTTACCAATATTTTTTATACTACTTCGGGCGTTTTTGAGCAGTTAAGAAGTACTACAAATGTTATTAGTTCACAAACTAATAATTTCTTATTATATGGTAAAGCTTTAAATTATAGTAATTCTTTATATTTAAGTGCTAACAAGCTTGACTTCTTTACCGACTTCCAGAAGATAACTTCTGCTAAATTAGAGACTATTAGTGCTTACAAATTGGATGATAGTTTATATAATATAGCTACAGATAATTTAGTAAGTATATCATTACCGACATCAACCTTAAGTGGGTCAGGTAAATTTACTTTTGTTACAGCGAATGAAGCCGGTTGGGCTTCTTCTTATCAAGCTGCTAGCTCTATCCTTAACTTAGAATAAATATACACAATACAATGGCGGATTCATCATCAACACCCTCTCAAAACCGTTCCTATGTAACGAACGACGGAAGAGCATCTACTTTTGGAAGAAACTTAGTCCAATATATTCAAAATCGTTTACCTTACTCTAATGTGGAACCAGAAGGTGATCAGCTTAATCCCAAGTATAATATATTCAAAAAGACAGGTATGAAGAGAGCGGAAGCGCTAGCAAAAGCTTCTATTTCTTCTTCTAATCCATACAATAATATACCTATTGGAGATTTTGCAAAAGATTCATCTTTTGGGGATGTTATGTATGCTAACATTCAAGAAGATAAAGGTGGTAGAGTACGTGATTATAGAATTATAGCTGCTTATTCCGAGGTTGCAGATGCTTTAGATGAAATTTGCGATGAAACAGTAAATCCAGATGAGTCTGGTTATATAACTAAATTACAGTTAAAAGAAATAGATTTAACTGTTGAAGAGAAAACAGAAGTGGAGAAGCAGTTTCATAGATATGTAGAATATTATGATTTAAAAAATAGAGGCTGGCAGTATTTTAGACAGCTTTTAGTTGAGGGTGAATTATTCTTTGAGCAAATTATTCATGAAGGTTTTGTTGAAGATGGTATTCTAGGGGTAATAAATTTACCAGCTGAAGTTATAGATCCAGTATATAATAATATACAAAATATGCTTATTAAAGGGTATATTTATAGAAAGCCAATATACAGTCCAGAAAATCCTAAGAAGATAGAAAAGATTGAATTTATACCAATGGATCAAAGCCAGATTACTTATATTAATTCTGGTGTTTATAATGAAACTAAAAACTTTTGCATACCATTTTTAGAGAATGCTAGACGTCCTTATAGGCAGTTATCTTTAATTGAGGATGCTATAGTGATTTATAGATTGGTTAGAGCTCCAGAAAGACTAGTCTTTAATGTGGATGTGGGTAATATGGCTCCACCCAAGGCAGAAGCTTATTTAAAGAAACTTATTCAAAATTATTGGTCAAAGAAGACTTTTGATTTAGATCAAGATAATGTAGTTAAGAAGTTTAATCCACAATCAATGTTGGATGCGTTCTGGTTTGCAAAAAGACAAGGTTCAGAAGGTACTTCAGTAAGTCAGTTAGCTGGAGGTCAAAATTTAGGTGAGCTTTCAGATCTAATGTACTTTATTAAGAAGCTATACAGAGCTCTTAAAGTACCTTCTACTAGACTAGATCCTAACGATCAAGCTTCAGCAGATGGTTCAACTATATTAAGAGAAGAACTTAAGTTTGCTAGATTCGTAATGAGACAGCAGCAAAGATTTGCAGCTGGATTAAAGAAAGGGTTTATTACTCATTTAACTCTAATGGGTATATTTAAGAAACTTGATCTCTCAGAACAAAATATTGAGATTGAATTTAACGTACCGACTAATTTTTACGAGTTAAGAGAAAATCAAAGACTTGAACTAAAAGCTGGTAACTTTAACAATTTAGCGTCTTCAGAATTTGTATCTGCTACTTACGCGCAGAAGAAATATCTTGGTTGGAAGGATAAAGATATTCTAGCAAATAGAGAGTTTCTTAGAAAAGATGCTGAGCTACAATGGGAGTTATCACAAATTCAGGCAGCAGGGCCTAGCTGGAAAGAGCAAGCTGTTGTTGGTGAATTAGCTGGTGGCGAATCTGCCGTAGGTGGTGAAGGAGGCGGAGTAGCAGGTGGAGGAGACGCTGGAGGTATACCAGAGTTTGGAGGAGGCCCCGCTGATACAGGAGCTGATGTTCCAGTAGATACGGAACCGGCTCCTGAAGCTGATGAACCTACTGTAGAAGTCTAATTACTTATTAGGATTAGAGCTAAAGAATTGAGATCTATAATATATGGCACCAGCTGATGCAGCTTTTGCGGATACCTGGTTAACATTAGTTAAACCTCTTAAAGTAAAAGTCGATCCATCTGCTATTGTAAGACCGTTTCCGCTTCCAAAGTAATTATTATCAAATAGAGTAAGTAAGCCACCTGTAGAATTTATTATAATTACTTCAGAGCATAATTGCCCTAAAAAAGGAGCTGCGCTATCTGCACCTGAAAGTCTAGTTAAAGTAGTAGCAGCTAGGCCCATTCCAAATGATCTACATTCATTATTGTTAAAATATGTACTTCCGTTATTAGTAGTTAGAGCTTCTGGCATATTATTATTTATGCTAGAATAAATAATTTTATGGCACTTGCATGTACTATTCAGCCTCTTTCAGCATTTCTATCAACTAATCTAAATTCAAAAGTTGAAACTTATGATAGATTAGGAGACAGGATAAAAAGATCTTTAGGTTATCCGTTGGTTAGTTTAGAGATTCATACAGATCAACTTAGAGAAAATATTCAAATAGCAGTTGAATATTTTACAAAGTATGCTGGATTTACTAGAGAGTTTTTAATATTTGACTCTAGTATGTATGAAAAAAATAAAGGTATTAGATTAGATTTGTTATATACTTTAGCCAATACAAATCTAACTACTAATACAAGAAAGGTGGCTGGTACTAATCCTATAGGACCTGGACCAGAATTTATAGGTTCAACACCAGAGTCAGTATATGTTACTACATCTTCAATTTTATCTGGTAACTTCCTTAATACTAAATTTCCGGTATTTACAGGTGATACATCAGTTCTATCTGGTTCTTTATCAGGTACCTTTACTACTAATGGAGGAGGACAAAATGGTATTCAACAATTTGAATTATTTGATCATACTTTAGTTTCTTCTATTACATCATTACAAACTACTGGCGGATCTCCTTTAGGTCAATCGTTCGCTAGTTTATTTACAAAGACACCACGACAAACTTTAACAATACAAGGATCAGCTTCTGAAGCTGTTAACTTTCAAAATGTTTTTGATTATGATATAATGGATTATAGAAAGGTTGTTGATGTTACAGATTTTGAAGAAGGGTCTACTACAGGTATTAATACATTATTTACTTTAGAACAAACTCTAGCACAACAAACGTACTTTAGTTACGCGATGGGTAATTATGGATTTGACTTGGTTTCTTGGTATACAATGAAAGAGTGGATAGATACAAGAGAGAAAATGTTAGCTATAAGAAGGGATGTATCATTTAATCCAAGAACTCAATATATGACAATGTATCCTCAACCAGGTAGTGATAAATTTTATGGTGTTATATCATGTTATATTGAAAAACCAATTAGAAGTGTTATAATGGAGCAATGGATTTACGAATATGCATTAGCGTTATCAATGATTACAATAGGAAGAGTTAGAGGTAAGTTTGGATCTGTGAGTTTACTTGGAGGCGGTGCTCTTAACTACGATCTACTACAAGAAGGTCAGCAGAAAAAAGCTGAGCTTGAGCAGAAACTTATGGAAGGTGCATCACCTGGTTTAGGTGATTCAGATCCAACAATGTTCTTTGTAGGTTAATGAATAAGTGGAGACAAGGTATTTTTATACCAAAGAATATAGATAAATTTATAGGGAGTAAAGCTATATATAGATCGGGATTGGAACTAAAGTTTTTTAGATTTTGTGATGATAATAAAAATGTGGTTAAATGGGGTAGTGAAAATGTAATAGTTCCATATTATAGTCCTCTAGATAATAAAGGACATAAGTATTACGTTGATAATTACATAGAAATACTTGAGGGTAGGAAATTAACTAAATATCTTGTTGAAATAAAGCATTCTAGAGAGACTAAACCACCTAAAACTAAGTATCGAAATCGTAAACATCTACTCTATGAGCAAAAAACTTTTGTAACTAACCAAGCTAAATGGGAAGCTGCACGTAAATATAGTAAGAAAAAGGGCTATAAATTTATTATTTTGACAGAAAAAGAGCTTATTTTAAAAAGATGAATAAATAATATTATGGCGTTGAAACTTAACTTAGTTGTAGAGAAACCCGATGTAAGCGATGAGTTCGAATACATTGAGGAACAAGCAGATAGAAATGCTGAGTCTAGTCTTTTTATTAAAGGCCCTTATATGATGGCTGAAGGGGTAAATCGCAACAATAGATTATATCCTTTAGATGAATTAAAGAGAGAGGCTGATCGCTACATTGAAGAAATGGTCAAGCCAGGTAGAGCAATGGGCGAACTTAATCATCCTACTACAGCTGATGTAGATTTAGAAAGAGCATGCCATATGGTTACAGAATTAACCCAAGATGGTAATGTTTTTTATGGTAAGTCTAAGGTACTTTCAACACCATGTGGTCAAGTTGTAAGAGCTCTTATTAATGACGGTGTTAAAGTAGGTATGTCTTCTAGAGCATTAGGTACATTAGAAGAAGGATCAGATCATAGTACTGTTAAAAATTTAAAATTAGTAGCTATTGACTGTGTAGCTGATCCATCATACCCTAGTGCTTTTGTAGATGGTATACTTGAATCTAAGCAATGGGTAGTAACAGGAGACAATAGATTTGAAGAAGTTTATGAAAATTTCGAGAAATCTATACAGAAACTACCGAAAAAGGATATAGATTCATTTTTACGCACAAGAATTCTTAGCTTTATTAAATCTTTATAATAAATACTAATATGGAGAACGTGAAAAATAAAATTACTAAGTTTATCCAAGAGATTTCTAGTAAAAATTATGCTCAAGCACATAAATATTTAAAGAGCGTAATTGAGGACAAATTGCAAAAGAAAATCAATAAAGCTACCGACAAACCACTCTTTTAAATATGAAAAACGATAAATCATTACCCGAGCAGGCAGAAGAAGTACTTACTGAAGATTCAGTTAAGGAAATTGAAACTGCCATTGAAGAAAAAATTCAATTATCAGTAGAAGCGGCGCTGACTAATCAAGACGAGTTATATGCTGAGAAGCTTGAAGAGTTAGTAGGTGCAATTGATAAAGATCATACTGATAAGTTAAATAGGGTGGTTGAAGCAGTAGATCATAATAATGCTAATAAACTTGTAAAAGTAGTTAAGAGATATGAAAAAGAGCTTAATGGAAGTGCTAGTGAATTTAAAACTACCTTAGTTGAAAGTATTTCTGATTATTTAGATGAATATATTGAAGAGTCTGTTCCAACAGCAGCTATTGAAGAAGCTACTAAAAACAGAACTGCAAGAGAAGTCTTAGGTAATCTTAGAAAAGTCCTTGCTGTAGATTCTACGTTAATGAGTGAGTCAGTAAAAGAAGCTGTTATGGACGGTAAGACTCAAATTGATGGATTAACCGATAAGGTAACAAAGCTTGAAAAAGAGAATGGACTTCTTAAAGAAGCCTACAACAAACAAACTGCTTCATTATTACTTGGAAATAAGACTGCAGGTTTATCTGGTAAGAAAAAAGAATATTTATCTAAGATCTTAGCTGATAAGTCACCTAAGTTTATTGAAGAGAATTTCGAATATACAGCTAAGTTGTTTGATAAAAAAGAAAACGAAAGACTTTCTGTACTAAAAGAAGAGGCATATAAGCAACGTAAAGTAAAAGCTGATGCCCCAGTACAACAGATCTCGGAGGAGAAGAACGAAAAACCAATTAATCCTTACTTACAAGAATTAAAAAGGTCTCATAAATAATTTCCCCCTGAACGATGAGGTGCTTGTCACCTGAGTAACTTGGGACTTGATCCCATGAGGTAAAATGAAAGGAAACGTCAAATGAATAAACCACAATCATTTATTGATAGAGATAGAGCAGATACACTTCTTGAGAAGTGGGCACCTGTTCTTGAATACTCTTCTGATAGTGTTAAGCCCATTGAAGACGATCACACCCGCCTTAATACCGCTATTCTTCTTGAGAACCAAGAGCAATGGTGTATTGAGGAAGCCAACTCCGCCGGTAACGGTGGTGCTCTTGGTGGCGGTGCAACAAATCACAGTATTTATAACCCAACTAATGCAGGAGACTCCTATGTAGGAGCCCCTAATAGTGATAGTTATGCTGCTGGCGATTCTCGTCTTCCAAAAGTGCTTATTCCAATGATTCGTCGTACGTTCCCCGAGCTCATTACTAACGAAATCGTCGGTGTTCAGCCTATGTCTGGTCCTGTTGGACTAGCATTCGCTCTCCGTTATGCTTATCAGTCAGCTACTCTTGGTAGCGGTACTGATAATAATGATGGATCTGGATCCGCCGGTGGAAGTGGAGCTGGTATCTCTCATGCTAAGTATGCGGGATCAACTGGACTCCCTGGTGATGAACTTGGATACCAACTTCTTGATACTCGCTTTACTGGTTCCTCTGCACACAATTTAAGTGGTGAAGGTGGATACTGGGATTTCGCGGATCAAGATAAAGGTGTTGCGCAAATTCTTTCAGCTTTTGAAATTACTGGAAACATTCCTCAGGTTGAGGTTAAGTTCGAGAAGACCGCTGTTGAGGCAGGCACACGCCGCCTCGGAGCACGCTGGTCAGTTGAGCTTGAGCAAGACCTTAAGAACATGAACGGAATTGATATTGATGCTGAGATCACGAATGCTATGTCATACGAGATCCAAGCTGAGATCGACCGTGAAATGCTCATGAGAATGATTCAGTCCGCTTTCAGTGCTGGAATTAATAAAGGCTACTCCGTATGGTCACCTGCTTCTGCAGATGGTCGTTGGATGGTCGAGCGTAATAGGGACTTCTATCAACGTCTTATCATCGAAGCCAATCGTATTGCAGTACGTAACAGACGTGGAGCAGCTAACTTTGTTGTTGCTACTCCTCGTGTTTGCGCCATCCTAGAGATGCTCCCTGAATTCCAGTGGGTACCTGTACAGGGTGACGTGAATACACAGCCTGTTGGCATTGCTAAGGTTGGTTCACTCGGAGGAAGATTCAGCGTTTACCGTGATACCCGTACAGAGGTTCAGAATAGCACTAACTATGGTGGCGCCAACGCTGGTGAATACAGCGGAGGTACTTCTGGTGTTGAATATGCTCTCCTTGGTTACAAGGGGCCTGAATTCTACGATACTGGTATCATTTATTGTCCTTACATTCCTGTCATGGTACAGAGAACTATTGGTCCTAACGACTTCGCTCCACGTGTTGGATTGCTTACTCGTTATGGTGTTGTTGACAACATCTTCGGTGCTGATCTCTACTATCATGTCATTATTGTTCAGGGACTTGGTACAGCGTTTACTCCGGCTTCACAATCGGTGTACTTCTAATATTAGTACATCGCTGGTTGAAGCAGCAGTCGCAAGACAAATCACTAAACAGCAGAGCGAAAGCTCTGCTGTTTTTTTTAGTTTATTGTCTATAAAGTTAATAAAATTGTAAAGAGAGCTATAAATATTCATATGGCCGATTACACAGACATTAATAAAGCTTTTACCCACGCCCTATATGGACAACGGGATGGATTTGGAAGCGTAGCTAATCCTTTAACAGCATTAGGTAGTCCAGCACCTCTTAACGATACTGATAGAAGTGATGGTAGAGGAGGGTTTTTCTCATTAAGTGCAGCTAACAATTCAATGGAACTATTATCATCTTCAACCTATCATACATTTACTGATGATCCGGTAGTTGGTTTACTTTACAATGACGTTTCAACTGCCGGAGTAACCGTAACCGGTGCTCATATTAATACACATCACCTTGAAGATCCAGTAACTGGTGGAGGCGTAGCCGGTGGTACTAAACACGCTGCTGCCACTATTAAATTCTCTGCTCAATACTTTAATGGCGGCTTCCATGGTAAGCATAGAAAGCTAGCTTTAGTTACTAAAAAGGGTAATACAATTTTTTATACTATTAACAAGCATGAATCGCAGCACGGTAGACATACTTTTACAGCTACTGGCTCGGCAGGATCTGACTTCGGTGGTGTAGGAGCCGGCGGCACAGGAGAGCCAGAAGCTGTTGGTGACAATATACGTAGATTAGTGGCTTTAGGCTATCGCTAAGCGTCTCCCTTATTCTCATAGGAGCATTCATGGGCTAATAACCTTTGAATGCTCTTTTTTTCATCTTATATTATAATCAAACTTTGCTATATCTTCAGCAAAATGTCTTGCTACTAAATCAATAGATTCTTGATTATAAACTTGGGTATACGGTGTGTCATATCGTTGAGCGTTCTCTCGTCCTCTAAACACTCTTTTCATTCCTATCTCACGAGCCAATGGTACAATCTCATTGTCTAAATCTTCCATTTTAAGTATCCTATCTACTTTATAATCTTCATTATCAGCAGACTTAAACCAATTTAGTTGGTTATTAAATACATAGCGCCAAAGATTCAATCCCTTACGTATTCTATTGCGATCGTAATCATCCGAATAGGACCACTTTATCCATTTATTAAAATCCTTATCGATATCTGTATCACCAGAAAAATATTCTTTATACTGGAGTTGACCAAAAAATTTCCATGTTGAATATAGTTTAGACCATGGATTTCTTACTAATGAAATAGTATACAGTTTATTTGTATCGATGTCTTCATCCTTACATCTTTTATATAAGTCAACTAGAGGTACATGTTTAGGTTCAGCTTCTTGATCCCATTCTGTTTTAAAGCTTTCCTTTAAATTCTTTCTTAAATATGTACCAGCTGTTTTAGGTATGTGAATAAACAATATTCTTTTATCTGCTAACAACGCCATAATTTATATACTACAACTCTTCCCAATCACCGTCGCTATATATATCTGCTGGAGGAGTATATTCAACTCTGGCTCTTCCTTCATCGTCAGTAGTTGGAATTTCCATCATATGTGGATCATGTCTTTCTCCTAATACCATCCATGAGACCGTTGCAGTAGAATCTGCTACACAGCTTTCTACAGTTAATGTATTACCTGTTACAGAACCTCTGACAGGGTCCCAGTTAGTTTCATTAGTAGTAAACGTTCTAAAGCATCTATTAAGAGCAGTTAAAGTACCGCTCGTCATACCATGTATTTCATCTATGTTAACTGTAGCCTTACCTGCAGTTAAGTCGACAACACCACTGTATATGTTATCAGCTTGTGGAGATTCTACGAATGAATGTGACAATCGCTTAGTTGCAGATAATGAAGGTAATGGATGAACAATATCAAAACAACCTGAAGATTTAGAGAACGAACCACATACCTGAACAGTACCACAGAATTTTGCTGAACCACCACCGCAGCAAGTTGCGCAGTTTCCAACTATTATACCGTAAGAACTCGATCTACTCTGTCCTCCTACACCCATAGTACAGAAGCAACCAATCGGTGCTTTCATATCATACGACGAACAATGTGTTCCTTGAGTCTTTGCTCCGTAACTTTGAGTACATAACTTAACAGCATTATCACTATAAAGACAAACAGCACCATCATCATGAACAACAATTCCAGTTTCATTATCATGAGGCATTATATAGATGTTACCTCCATCATCACCATCAACGTTATTTCTTATGCAAATATGATTTTTATCATTATCGATAAACGATGAAGTACCATTATGATATAAAACTAAATCTGAGCTGTTTCCAAATTCAGCACAAACACTATCGCTAAAGAGGGCTCCACTAGTGAAGGTCTTTGTACCACCTAACGATTGACTTCCTGTTGTTCTTATAACCGTACTATCAACCGCAACTGATACACCACCAGAAGTTCCTCCTCCAGATATACCGTCGCCTGCAGTAACACCTGTTATATCACCAGTACAAGTAGTATATCCACTATTGTTTGTCCATTGAGATATATTACCGCCTTTGTTTGTAAACGTTTGCGAGTTACTATTTGTGGTTGTTCCTGTGCATGTTGTATAGCCATTACCATTGGTAAGTTGGTTATTATTAGTAGGAATAGTAGTTGAGTTAAATGCATTACTACCAAATATCTCGCAAGATAATTTTCTTCTTTGAGAGCCACTATCTAGTACAACAAATTCATCAGCTGTATTACTCCAACCAGCTGTCATGTCTGTTAACTCACTTAAATCTACATTAAGAGTTACGCTGCCTGAGCTACCTCCTCCGTCAAGTAAAGTACCAGCTGTAACACCTGTTATATCACCAGTACAAGTCGTATAACCACTGTTGTTAGTCCATTGTGATATGCAACCACTCTTATTAGTAAACGTCTGTGTGTTACTATTTGTAGTTGTACCAGTACAAGTAGTATACCCGCTGTTGTTAGTCCACTGACTTATGCAACCACTCTTATTAGTAAACGTTTGAGAGTTACTATTTGTAGTTGTTCCTGTACATGTTGTATAACCATTACCATTAGTTAACTGATTATTATTAGTAGGAATAGTAGTACTATTATAAGCATTATTACCAAAGATCTCACAGAACAACTTTCTTCTTTCTGCACCGTTATCAAGAAGAATTATCTCATCTTGTGATGTACAAATACTACCAGTCATATCAGTAAACTCTGATAAATCTAGACTAATAGTAACACTACCACTAGCTCCACCTCCATCTAATCCTGTTCCAACACTAACGTTAGTAATATCACCGGTACAGGTTGTATACCCGCTGTTGTTAGTCCACTGACTTATGCAACCACTCTTATTAGTAAACGTCTGTGTGTTACTATTTGTAGTTGTTCCTGTACAAGTTGTATAACCATTACCATTAGTTAACTGATTGTTATTAGTAGGTATAGTAGGCTTACTGGTCAAGCAGTTATAATTAATATGTGAGCCAATCTGCGCTCCGAAACAAGCAGGAGTGTAGTATCGAATATAAGAGTCTGACGAGGCGTATATTCTACTTATAGTCCCGTCATTATTAT